CTAAGCACGGCGGGCCTTTTTCTGTTTCGGCTCAGGGCTGCGTGTCAGCTTCGTGCCCATATCGTCAAGTTCCCTGACCAGCTGGCGACGATACTCCGGGGCGTCATGCGAATACCCCATGACCGATCGGATATCGAGCCAACCGCCTTGATCCATGGCGGACCGCGGGTCGCGCCGCAGCCACTTCTGCGCCAGCGCATGTCGGAACCAATGTTGCGTCACTTTGCCGACCAGGACAGCGTCCGCGCCCGCCTGGTCGCGCGCTTCGGCTGCGGCCTTGCGTTGCCCCGCTTTCACCAGGCGCGCATGGGTGGCCTTGCCAGCCTCTATAATGGCGGCGGCGGCGCGGCGCTTCGCAGCGTTGAAGCCGGTCTTGTTCTGTCCGCCGCCCGCCTTGCCGTTGTCGGTGTAGGGCTGGCGGCGGAACGTCAGGAACAGCGGAGCTTCGCGATCGTGAAGCTTGCCGCGCCATTTCAGATAGTCCCTCAGGACGGCCACGGCGGTGGGATCGAGCGCGGCGTGGACGTCCTCGCCGTTTTTGGTGGCGGGGAACGTGATCTGTTCCCGGCCCTTCGCCAAGATCAGGTCGCACACGCGCGCGGCGTAGAGGATCGACGACACGCGGGCTCCAGTGGACCGTTCGACCGCCAGCTGCGCGCGTATGCTGATATGGCAGGCGTCGAAAAGCCGCCGCACCAAATCCGGCCGAAGATCCCCGACACGTCGCCGGACGCGGCGGTTCGGATTGCGCGCCGCCTGGTCCCGTTCAAAGGACGGCACCAGGGCGAGGCCATGGTGGCGCCGGGCGAAATTCAGGAAGGCCAGCAGCCCGCCGATAAACCGCTCCCGCGTTGATGCGCTGTTGCCGGCCATGCGTCCCGGAATCGTGGTGCCATCCGGCTTTGTGCCGCCGTCGATCCATGTTTTCCATTCGTCGATGCGGACTTCGTTTAGCCGGCGCCCGCCGAACTTTTTCACAGCCTCTTTGACGATGTTAACCGATGCTGCCCCGAGCGGCCGTTTCCGCGGCGTCGAAAGATACCCCGCAGCGGCTATCGCAATGGGATCACCACGCCCTGCCTTGCCGGTAATCTTCGCCTTGACATCTTCGACGAAGGATTCAAGTGCGGTTTCGGCTTCGCTTTGAGCGGTGGTCGCAATGGCCAAGTTAAGACTTTGTCTGAGGCGGACTGAACGGCCTGCGACCCGTAGGGAACCAGCAGCGTGCCAGAAACCGTCGCGCTCTTTGAGCCTAACCCCGCGAGAACGCCGCCCGGGGCGCTTTCCCTTTCGATCGCCGCTTCCAGATTTTGGAACGCTGTTGTCGACCATATCCGCTTCCGCCCGCGCATGGTGTGAAATTGAAACCGCCGATCATCGATCGAGCGCAACAGGTCCGCCGCAAGCCAAGTGTCCAAGGTCCGTTTGCTGATCAGCAGCTCAGCCACAACTTGATCTATTGTGCGGTCGCCAGCGGCCACGGTTCAAGCCTTTTCTGTTCCGCGGCGGGCCAATGCGCTGACAGCGGCGTACAGATAGCCAAACGCGGCTTTTTGTCTTTCTTTATAATCCTCAAAAGAGATTCCGAGTTTGTCGAAGCGAGTGGTTGAGATCGAACAGCAGAACCCGCCGCCAACTTTTCCTTTCGTTGCTAGAAGGAGGTAGCGGGTATAACGGCCGATCTCCGAACGAGTTGTCGGAACGATTTTGATGAACTGCTGAAAAGCGATATATTCTGAGCGGCTGGCCTCATATCGCCGGCTCTCCGCGCGCGTGATCCCGGCGCGCCTCCTTAGGCGCTGATGCTCAGGATAGGCGGCTTCCAGATCAGCTAGGAATTTCTTGCGGGCCTTGACGTTGCCGGGCGATATGCGATCGAGTTGCGGCGGGAACACACGATTGAAGTCTATCAGGCAGCATCCGTGATGTTGCTTGCCATCGCGGCTGGTCCAGAAATGGATTGACGGGCGACAATCGGCAAGCTCGGGGTGAGCGTCATGCAGCCGCTGTTCATCGGATAGGCGGTTTCGATAAAGCCGCGCCTTGGCCTTGTGGTCAGCGATCGCCCTTTCCAGCGTCGAGAGCTTTGCCAGCGGCTTCTTTTTAATGGCCTTGCGGGACGGATGGATGCGAAGCGCTCGCGGTGTTGATTCATGCGGTAGCTGTAACATCAGCGTTGCTCCCTCGGCTCGATGCGCGAGGGACCGTCCAAGGGCATCACCGCAATTTCGGTCGCGATAGCGGCGATCTCCGAAAGCGTGGCGCCCATTTGACTTGCACAAGCCAGTAGCACTTCGGCATAAAAGTCGACGTTGATCTTGTTCGGGCGCATGTCCTTCAAGAAGTCAGCGACAAGGTACGCCTTGGCCCAGGCTCGGGATGCTTCATCCTCGATATAGGCGGCGGCGAGATCTTTGGTCCTCGGCTGATTGATCGCCGCATTGAAGGTATCGGCGATAGCGCTGTAAGCCTGATAAAGCGCGATGGCAGAGCCGATATCGTTACGCTCCTGCAAATGGCACATCAGATCGAGAAGATCGGCCTCGTCGCCGATCGGCATGATTTCTGCTCGCACAACAGACTGAAGTGTCGGTTTCTTGTTGCGCGGCCCCTGGGTGTTGCTGGCGCGTTGCTGGCGCGGTGGCACCGTGAGCATCTGCGGCGGATGATTCGAAGTTTTTGTATCCTGCAGCACAGTAAATCCTCCAACGGGCGCGCGGCCGTCTCGCCCGCGCTTTACGCGCGGATCGGTGTGGAATCAGATGATCGAATTAGCGGTGAGACGTTGGACATCGCGCACGATGGAATGGGCCAAGTGATCCTCGCCACCACCTTCGCCGTGGAACAGTCCATATTCCGCTTGGTAGGCTCCGACCTTTGCCAGCAAGTCATCGCGGTTTCTGGCCAGCAGCTTTACCAACCGGCTCAAAATCTTCACCTGTCTGTCGGAAGCCTCGTCCGTCTTGACGTTGAGTTCTTCGACCCTGAAGCGGTTTTTGATCGCGCGGCATTTCGCTTCGTAGGCTTCCGCCACAGCAAGTTTGGTTTCCAGCCGTGCCAGCCTTGCGCGCTGCTTCCCCGTCAGAGGAAAACCGGCGTCGGAAACGATGATGTGGCGCACGCCGCCGGACGTCTCAGCCTTGACGCTATTGCTCTTGACGCGGGCAATTTCGTGTCGAATTTCAGCGCTGCTAATTGCACATCTGGCGGTGCGGCCTAGAGCGTAGCACGTCACTTCAGCAAGATTTCGTTTCGTTGACCGGAGTGCCGGTGGAGCTGGCGGTCTTGCGGCGTGCTCAGCCCGCTCGGCATCAGCGAATTTCGCATGTGCGGCCTTGAATTCGGCGGAAGCGATCTCCAGCAACGCGCATGTTCGAACGATTGGAGAGGGCTTGCGGGATTTAGGGGTTGCCGCCGAAGAGAAGAGGCGGACCCGTACCCTTGTCGTGGCAGGGACTTGAAGCATTGTCGTTACTCCCGTATCGGACGCGCCGATCACGCTCCGCAAAAAATTGCGGACCAAACAGCGATGGTGGAAAGGAAAAGGGTGAGCGCCGCGAACGTCGGGAACGATGCGGCCATGGTGCGGATGAGTGTCATTGCGCCCTCTCTGCGATTTCTCGGACGAGGCTTTGCAGGAGGTCGCGTTCGCTTTCTTCTGCGATTTTTAGGATTTCAAATTGGCGGGGAGGAAGGTGCTGCTCAATCTCAGCCCGCACCAACCCGCGCAACTTTTCAGGATCGATAGCGTCGAGTTCGACCGATATGTCACCGAACTTTTTTGAGCGGGTGTCTGACGTTTTTGTCGGACGTGTTGGCAGGTTCCAGTATTCGATCTGCCATGGAGTTACTGCGATCCGCTTGAAGTGGATTTCAGCATCCGGTGCCATTTCCCTCAGCGTCTCCTCGATCTTCTCGCCAGCATTGACGCCGGACGGGTCGAAGTCGCCGCAGTGGTAGATGTAGGCAGGAACGTCGATCGAGCCGATGTATTCGGCGGCGGAATGCAGGAACGAGAGGCTGGCGTAACCACGCGCCACCATCAAAGGCACGTCGTACATCGACGTGATCGGCATGATGACGCCGGCTAACGCGTCCTTCTCCAGCCACACCTCTACATATGCGGCGGCATCGGCCCAAAGCGACTTGCGATAAAACTGCGCCGTGTTGTCCAGGGCTTCCTGGACACCGTTGTATGTGAGCGGGCGGCGCTGCCACCGGGTAACATCTGCAAGCCAATCGTAAGGCAGCGTGCCAGCCTTGCGCATCTGAACAAGATCGGTCTGGACTTTGTTGTATCCAGCCTCCGACTTCTCCACCACGTTGCGAACCGTGGCTTGGTAGAACGCCTGCCGGACCGTCATCGGCTTCATGGCGGCGACGATATTGAACAACTGCTGGCGGCGACCTAGGACCGCCTCCTTAGTCGCCCTCACCCGTTTTATAGGGCATGCCTCATAAGTTTCGGTCGTGGTGCTCATTGCGCCGCAACCTCTTGGGCCATGCCGATTGACGGGCACACGCGCGGGTCGCCGCTGGCGGTGACGCCGTACACGTAGAAGTCGGTCCCCCAACTCTCAGGGACCGACCAAATTTCAATGGCGCTGTTTTTGAATACGAGGCGCATCACGCGGCGCCTTCGCCAGCCGGCACTAGGTAAATGCCGCCGTAGCTTTCATTGAATTTGCCGGTGGTGCTGAGGGCCGCTAGCGCCGCTGTGTGGAGTTCTGGATCGTCCGCGTACCATTCCGCCAGATCGACGTTGCAGGCATATGGCGCCCCGGTGGCGGACCTGAAGATGTCGGCGGTGGTGACCGTTGCGGCGGCGGACATGGCGGCGGCTCCCGAGTGGCTACGGGAGCTAATATGCGCTTATGGCTAGAATTGTAAAGCGCAAATTTGCGCTTATCTCACGGCGTGGGCCTGGATGCTCTCAATCACAAGGCTATGTGGCCGTTTCAGCACTGGAGATGCCTGGTTTTGATAATTTTCGGCGCTACTTAGGAAAACGTCAGGGATGTTTGCTTGTGGGTTGATGGGAACCAGCCATGCCCCGCCGCTTGGACTTACGACGAATCTCCTGATCGTCCATTCGCCGAGGAACGGCCCTGGTTCCTGTACAAATTGGGGAACAACAACGTAGTCGCCATCACGGGGCTGAAGAATGGATCGACCACCAATACCTCTGAAGGGGCAAGCGACCACAATCGATCCCTTTTTAAAAACCGGGCTTGCGTGGTCGTCGGCGATCTCAAGAGCGAAAATGTTATGAAGGTGAAAGGGCGCCCGAATCGGTATTCGCAAATGCCGAATACGAATCACGTTGTTTTGGTCATAAAACAGACCTGCAGCCGCTGGGCCAGCGAGTGTGATATCAATCAGAAAAGGGCCGGTCTCCGCTCCTAACTGCGCTCGGTTTTTGGCGATATAATCGACATCCTTTTCAACCTTACGCGCGGCTTCCAATAGAATGTCGATCGTCCGCGCGCTGAGGCTCACCGCAGTGTCGTCGCTTCTGAGGAAGCGGTTGATTGTCGATGGCGCCAAACTTGCGTATTTCGCAAATTGCGTTGGAGTAATGTCTAAATATCCGCAGGTTGCAGCAATCCATGCCCTGAGCCCGGCGGGCGAATGGTCTGCCGGCGGGAATATCGCCGTTGAAGATGGCAAATCGGGTTCTGGAAAGATGTCCGGCGGGTCCATTTTGCGCGTCCAGGTGGCCTTGATCGTTATAGACAGGTCTTTCACGATGTGTGGAAGGCTCAAATTTGCGCTTGCCTGAATGACCATCAGGCGCTAGTTTGCGCTTATGTTCGATCTTCAGCGACAAATCTCTGCTATCGAGGGGCAGGCTCGTCTCAATCGCATTCCGATCCGCGACTTCTGCAAAAGTGCCGGTGTTGCCGTTTCGAATTGGAGTCGTTGGAAGTCCGGAACCAGCAGCCCGACCTTTTCGAAATGGAAAAAGGTCGAGACTTATGCGGCTCAGATTTTCCCTGACCTCAGTGCAGCGTCCACTCCATCGCCAGATGGTACAGCGGGCCATGCTGCCGGATCATGCGGCGGTCCCAAATCTCGAACTCTCGAATCGCCGTCGCTCGCCGATGGCGTAGATCGCGCCGCGCCAGCTGAGGCGAGCGGCTGATCTCAGTCGGTCGGCGCCGTCCGCGCTGGTCCGCCTCTTCGTGTCTCATTGCGTATCCTTTTGCGAGAAATCCGATGCACGAAGCCTACGCGGGCAACGCCAAGAACGCCAAATCGGAACGTAGCCAAAGCGGATGCAGAATATCCGTTTCGGATACACTTTCTCCAATTCACCACTTCATCACCGAACTGTTTATCGCGAGAAAGCCCCGTAAAACGTGGACTTTGATTGCTGAAACACTCGGATTGAAAGAACATGCTGCGAAGCATCGCGCGGCCGTTCAACGTGCTTACAGCGTCGAAGAATTGCAACTGATGCTGCAGACTGACGACGGGCTTGATCTGCTCGTCGAGTTGATGGGCGAAGCCAAACCGAAGTGGTGGTGGTGGGCAAAGCAGGTGATGGAAGTCGCCGATATCAAGCGCCAACGCTTCGAAGGTGAACAACGAATTTTAAAACTGGAGACGAGCGCGCCAGCGGAAACTGGCGCGCGGCGTCGGATCAAAGGTGCGCTTGATGCCAACCGAACTATCAACGCCGGAATCGACCGCGCCGAAGTTGCCCTGGGCCTACAACGCCCGGACATGGCTCGGGTGGTGGATTCTGATATCGGCCAAGTGGCGGGCGCGGCTCGTGTCGCCGTGGCTGGTAGCGGACGCGGACGCGCGGGTCGATCCAGCGGAGCACGCCGCTGATGCTGACGAGGGTTAGCGCCTATGTCACCAGCACCGGCAGAAAAGGTCACGGCTCAGCCGTGACGCCTTCCCCAAACGTCACGGCTCAACCGTCCGCATTTCCACCGAACATCCACAACGGGAGTCCCGGTCACCTCCCACCGGGAGCGCAATCGGGAATGCCGGCGGGATTCCCAAGTTGAAACGGCAACCGGTCCAACGCAGCGCCGATATCGTGCCGTTTCCGCTGGCGCGGCGGGTCGACCTTATCCAAAGGCAAGCGGAATACGCTCTCTGCCTAACGCCGGAAAAGGCGGAACGACATATCGAGCGGCAACTGCAGTGCCAAGCCGACGCATTGCGTCGCCGCGGTGTCCCGGAGCCAACAATCGAGCGCGAACTGCTCGGGATGGAAGGCGCGATACGCGCCGCGATGTGGCATGTCGTCTTTGACGCGCCAGGCGGTGCCGTTTGAGCCGACGAGGCCGCAGCACCACCATCGGCGCGCAATTCGCCCCTAGGCGCATTGATATGCTGCGCTCGCCGGCATATTGCGTCTTAAGCCTTTCGGCCCGTCGCGTACTAGACCGTCTGGAAATCGAACTCGCCGACCATGGCGGGGCCGACAACGGCAGGTTGCCTGTCACCTATGACGATTTCCAGCGATACGGGCTGCACCGCCAAGCGATCTATCCCGCGATTCGGGAGACTGTGGCGCTCGGCTTCGCCGAAATTACCGAAGAAGGTGTTGCCGGAGGAGCGGAGTTTCGAAAGCCAAATCTATTCCGCCTGACGTACCGGCACGCCAAGGGCGGGATCGGCGACGGCACCCACGAATGGATGAAGATCGAGACCGACGACGAAGCCCGCCGGATCGCAGATCAGGCCAGAGCCGAGAGGCCAATACAAAAACAGTTTTTGAGGTACGGTTCACGTCAAAAGTCAGTACGGAAACCGTACCGAAAACGCAAAATCCATAGTACGGAAACCACCACTACTGCGCATAGTACGGAAACCACCACTACTATCGATATCTCCAGTGTCACGCCGACACAGCCTGCCCGCGCAGCGCGCCCTCCAGCAGGCGCCGTAGCAAGCGGGCAGGCGGCACCCGAGAGAAAATCTTTCGTGGTGGCGTCCGCCGCCCCGCCCGCCGCCGTAGAGCGTCCTGATCTGGTCCAGAACCGGCTTGCTGCTCGCCTCGGCTCGGATGGTTGGCTGATCCTCCAAGGCATCGACGACACAACCGAACTTGAACGCCTGACAATATTGGAAAGTCGCGGCGAGCTTGACGAGGCCGCGCTTGAAGTTGTGCGAGCTGGTTATAGGAGGGCTGTCGCATGAAAATACCACCGGCGGAAATCGCAAACCTCTACCCGCTGTCGAACGACTGGCATCGGTGCTTCCCTTGGACGCACTCGACCATGCGGCGGGATCATTACGAAACCGTTTTCTATCGGGTGATGTTCGACGCCGGCGGCGCCAGCACGGAACACAAGGTCCGCGTGGCCGTGCCGCGTTCGATCATGTCGAACGAGCCTGCGGCCTTGTGGGATATCGCCAACCAACTTCGCAAGGCGGGTAACGCCGCGCGCAGCCGGGACGGAAAGTTTGCGAGGGAAGAAGGTCGTCGACGGCGTCCAGGCAAGCGCGTCCGTGAGCGCATCCGCCATGAGCGAGAGGATGCCGCGCGGTGAGTCATCGTCCGATCACCCCTATCGCGCTGAACGGTTTCGAGGCTGGCGGCACCCCGCGCGCCTTGCCGATCTTTGAGTGGGTTGACCCGGCAACGCTGCTTGTAGACGAAGGCTACCAACGCGACAGCAGCGAGCGCAGCTTGAAGCTTGTCCGCAAGATCATCGGCGGCTGGGACTGGGCGAAGTTCAAGGCGCCAGTCGGCGTCCTCGTCGACGACGGGATCGAGCTCATTGACGGTCAGCACACGGCGATAGCGGCGGCGTCGCATCCGGATATTCCGAAGATCCCCGTCATGATCATCGACGCGCCCGAGCGCACCGATCGAGCGGGTGCTTTCATAAGCCACAACCGGGACCGCGTTTCCGTCACCGCCACGCAGTTGCACGTCGCCGCCCTCGCGGCCGGGCAGGACGACGCCTTGGCAATTCAACGGGTATGCGGCGCTGTAGGCGTCACAGTACTGCGCACGACGCAAGGGGCAGGGCGTTACCCGCCAGCCTCGACGGTGGCCGTCACCGCCATCGGCGCCTTGATCCGGAGCCGCGGAGAGGAAGCCACAACCCGCGTCCTGGCGTGCCTGGTGCGGGCGGGGCTGGCGCCGATAACACAAATCGAGATCAAGGCGGCCGACCTGCTCTTGCACGATCCTGAATATGGGGACCTGCCGGCGGACAAGTTACCGGCCATCATCGTCGCCATGGGGCCGAGGGCGGAAGCCGAGGCGAAGATGTTCGTGGCGGCGCATCCGTCGATCTCGCTCTGGAAGGCAATCGCCGTGACGTGGTTTAAAAACCGCCGCGTAAGGGCACCAGCAAGTGCTGGTGGCGTCACTGGGGAAATCCCCATTGAGAAGTCGCTGTGTCCGAACACAGTGACGCCCAAGCGGTCACTGGCTAAATCGCCAGTGAAGGCAAGCAGCATCGGCAAGCGTGACGGCCGCGCCAAGTTCAGCGGCTGGATTCCCGGGCACGTCCTGCGTGCATGCGCCAGCTGCGATGAAAAATATATCGGGGATCTGAAGTCAAAGTCCTGCGCGGATTGCGCATATGGTTGCCTAGAGGCGAAGTCGGCATGAGCGAGAAGGCCATACTGTTGCACGGTGATGGCGCTGAAGTCCTGCGTTCGCTGGTGCCGTGCTCCGTCGATATGGTGTACTGCGATCCACCTTTCGGAAATGAGCAAATTTGGAAAGGCAAGGCCGGCTCGTTTTCGGACAAATGGAAACCGTCCGCAAAGTCCGAACTCGGCTGGCAGAGCCTGCGAAATTTCAGCGCCAGCGGTCATGCGCTACTGCTCGCGGCTACCGCGACCAAGGCGGCGTCACGAGCTTATCTTGGTGTGATGGCCGGACTCTTGATCCAGGTGCGGCGCGTCCTAAAATTGACGGGGACGCTGTGGCTGCACTTTGACGACACGATGGGCGCCTATCTGCGGTTGATCTGCGATATTGTTTTTGGACCGGAGAACAGCGTCGGGACGCTGGTTTGGAAGCGGACAGAGGGCGGCAAGAGTAGCGCCAATAAATTTGGACGCGTTCACGACACGATAGCGGTATGGGGCCGCTCCAGGGCGGCGCGCTTCAAGCTGTGGCGCTGCGGACGTGCGATCGGCGACCCGATCAGCCGAGACCCCGATATTCACTTCAACGACTTTGCAGCCGCCGCGCCGCTCGGCTCGTTTTCGTCAAAGGAGCGCGTCGGCTACCCCACGCAAAAACCTATTGCACTGCTTGGGGAATTGATCATCGCGGCAACCGTGCCTGGCGACCTCGTCTGCGACCCAACGATGGGCAGCGGCACGACGTTAGTGGCAGCGTCAAAACTTGGTCGTCGCTCGATTGGAATTGATATTTCGGCCGATGCGATAGCAGCAGCAACCGCGCGGTTGATCGCGGCACGACCGCTGCAAAGCGACCTGTTCTCTAATTTGGAGACAGCGGCATGATCAAATCATTTGCAACTGACTTGATGGCGCTTGTTGGAAGTAAGCTGTTCTATTTGGGCTTTCGTATGCAGCCCGTTGGCGTGCGGCGGATGATCAGCCTGCTTCTTTCGGTGGGTTTGCAATGGACAAAGGGCCACGACGATATCGTTCAACGTGTCGCCCGCGGTGAGCATGTAGGTGATCTTGCTATCGACTTCACGACTAGAGAGGTCGAGCCCGAGTGACGCCAGAATTTTTCACAGAGCTAAATCCAAACTGGAGGCAAGTCGTAACGCAAGCGCTTGGCCTTGTGCTTCTCGATTTGATCCGCGGCGGCATGCCGCCGCCCTGGAATGACCAGGCCGTAGAAGCCATTGCGCAATCGGTGTCTATTGCGGCGATCGAATCGTTTTTCGGTGAGTTGGTGCTGTTCGCAGGGGAAGAGGCAAGGCGCCTCGCCCGGGTCGCAGCTGGACGGCCGCTCGCATCAGCTAACGGCGGTGTGGTGCAATGACAGACACATGCTCCCCGGGGAGCCACCCCCATGCCGACCAGCCGAACTGGAAACCGGCAGAGACGGCCGACGAATATCTGGCGAATTTACGCGACGGTCTTGAGGTTTATTCGGAACGTCGACTTTGCAAGCTTCTCGGCACGACCAGGATCGACCTTTGGCGCTCCAAAATGATGGCGGCGATCCCTGACGCGCTGTTCGATCAACTCGTCAATAGACGCCGGACCAGCGCCCGCGAATTAGCGGTGATCGGCAGCATGTTTGCCGGACAAGCAATGCACGGCGTCGAAGTCGACCGCTGTCCGCACTGCAGCGGCGTCCTGCGCACCAGGAGGAGCGCCGTAGTGGGGACGGGCTATCAGGCAGACAAGGCCAAGGGTTCCACGGCCGGTTGTGGCGAAGGCCGATGCCGCGCCAGCGTCACGCTGCCCGTTGCGCTTTTCGAAGCAGTCCGCGCCAGCGCCAAGGGCCACTACACCAGCATCAGCGAGGAAATCGCGAAGGCGCTCGCCAAGCAATATCCCGTCGAAAAAAGCAGGGCCAGCGAATGAGCGAAAAAGCTTTGGCGATTTTGCAGGGTGTGAAGCTGATCACTGTTGAGGCAACGCAGGAAGCGGCACCGCAACGAATAACTGAAATTCAATTGGACGCCATCAAGGCAGAGCGGATGATTGCGCAGGTGCTTCGCGACGATCAAAGGATGTTGCCCGAGGTAGCTAACAAGGTCGCCGCCACGATTTGCCGCCGCCTCTTGTCGTCAACGCCCGCTCCGGTGAACCAGGCGCTACAAGGTCGCCGGATCATCGGACCAGCCCCGCCTCACAGCTTCGCCGATAGCCTTGGTGGGATAATCGATTCCGAAGTTGATGGGTCTTTGGCGAGTAAAGTCTGGGAACTTGTTTTCGAGAGAGGCAAAGAACTTCCATCGTCAATCGCCGATCCTGTGCGCAGGGGAACATTTTGGAAGCAGTCATGAGCCTCGTCACCGCCCGGACAGAGACCGCAAACCTTTACCGTGTCAGTTGCGACCGGCTTGACGGCGATTGGACGCGGTGCAGGCCGTGGGTATTGAAGAAGGGCAGATACGAAACGACCTACTCGCGGTTCGCAGTCGATCGCCGGCAACCGACCTTGCCTTGGCCGGGCATATCAGAATGGGAACTTGCACACATAAAAAGAACATGGATACCGCGGCCGTCGAAACATCAAACGGCGCTGGTTTCGATTGAGGCTCGCTTGTTCGGTGTTGCGAGCACTGCCGCTGACATCGAAAGCATCTTGCGTTTCGCAGACGAAATTGATCGGAAGCCAAAACAGGTTCCGATCTGGAATAGAAGGCGGCGCCGCTGATGATCCCGCACAGACGCCGTCGACACGAGCGCTTTAGCAAGAGAATGGCCGCTGATCCCGTAGCGCAAATCCAGTATGAGCGGCAGCGCGACGCCGCGCGCGATTTCATCCTGGACTGCCTCGATCTTGTAGAGGGGCGATCCACCGAAGGCGCGAAGCGGGCGAAGGCTGAACTCGACCGCGTCAAGAGGCTGACATCGGAAGCAAAACGCCGTGCCCTCGTCGGCGCGGACCCGCTCAACATCACGAAGCACACGAAGGGTAAGCCTTCGAAGCAAAAGCTAGGTGCCGATCCAACTGAGCGCGTCCTCGAAAAGACTCGCACGGTGCCGGCGATGCACCGGCTGCAAGGCAAAAACAAACTAGATCAGTTTCAGGTCATGGCAGCCGATACCTATAGGGACGCGTTTGAAGCGCTTCACTCCAGCCTTGGCGGTTCCATGGACTTTAGCCGGATACGAGGCGGTGGCGGAAGCCGCGGGCCGTCCGATGCGTTGATAATGCTGAGCGAGAAGCTAAAAACCGCCAGAGCACATCTAGGAGCCCGAGCAACGGTTATCGTGGACCAAATCATTTGCAGCGGGAGGACAACGGAAGAATGCGCGCGCTTGATCTATAGCTACAGTGAAGGTCAAGCCGTCGCGGCGCGGGATGCGAACTATGTTGGCCGCGTTCTGCGCGAGTCGCTGACTTTGCTTGGGGCGCTTTGGCATCCAAAGCCGCAGCATCGAAAGACCGAAGCTTTCCGCCCGTCGAAGGAAGAGGTAAAAACAGGCGATGCCGGGTTGCGCACAGTCAACAGCGTGGCTCCTTATGTCGACCGTTGACAATGCGACAGACATAACATACGAATCAGGCATAAGCAGAAATTGCGTCGGAAGCAGCCCGTCCGGAGAAATCCGCGGCGGGTTTTTGCGTTGATCAGATGCTTCACGACCAAGCAAAGGCAGCGGTGCTGCAGGCGATACGTTCCGGCCACTCGGTCCGATCCATTGACAGGGAAGAGCTTGGACTGCCGGACAAGGGCACTATCAGCCTCTGGCTAAACACAGATTTAGTTTTTGCTGCGGCGTTTGCCCAGGCGGAAGAGGACCGTGGGCGGCTGTCGAAACAACGGAAGCGACATCGGCGCCGCGAAAGATTTAGCGAGCGCGCTCACCTAGTGATGACGGCTCAGCTACGCTGCCAAATCTTGGCATCGATCAACGCCGGGAAAACGTTGCACCAAACTCTTGAAGCTGAGGGGATGCCTGACCGACATATCGTCGGGGAATATGCAAAGACTGATTTGGACTTCGCAGGGCAGCTAAGCGAAGCGCGCAGACGCGTCGAGTCAAGCAACGGGTGGATACGTTACACCAAGGAACAATACCGCAAAGCCTGCGATGCGTTCGCCTCAGCAATAACAGTGAGAGCGGTAGAGTTTAAGGTCGAGGGACTTCCGAATTACGATCTCCTTGTGAGGAGAAGTAAGCGCGACGATGCGTTTGCTGTTCTGTTTAAATCTGCGCGTAGCTCTCGAATAAGAGGGATGTGTGAAGGGGGAATGGGGCCGGTCGATCCGCTCCGTTCCGCGCGCGGTGCCAGCTTAGCGTTCGGCGAGGATGCCCGCCAACGGTTCCTTGCTCTGATCGCATCAGGCATGTCGCAGAGTGCCGCCCTCAAATTAGAAGGCATGCCCGACGCTGGTACTGTTCTGCGCTATCGGAAGATAAATCTGGAGTTTGCGTCGGGGTTTAATGAAGCCCGCGAGAACAGGCCCGCCGCCCGCAAGTCAAGGCGGCCGGTCTATCAAACCGCCGTTCTTCGCGGTCAGCTCCTGCAGGAAGAACTTTATCGAGCCGCAGACGCTGCTGTAGGGCACGGCTTGCCAGAACATATTCGGGACGACGTGAAGTCCGACTTGATCGAAGCCGTTCTGCTTAACTCCTTTCCGATTGAGGAAATGGCGGAGCGCGCGGCGGCCTTTGTGACTGCCCATAATCGGCGGATGGAAACCTACAGTTCAAAATCGCTAGATCAGCCGTTGTCCGAAGATACCGAAATGACGTTTCTCGACAGGCTCACCACCGACGCGCATGACTATGCGGACTGAGGACGCAATCAAATGCTCAGATCAGGGGAGATGGTGCGCGGCGGTGGCGGGCGCCTGATGAAGATTTTCGACATCAGTAATGATGTTGCCCTATGTGCCTGGATCAATAACCGCGGCGAAATCCTCACGCGTGAATTTGATATCGAGCACCTTGACCCGTTCTGGCTTTCCGGACCGCGTTCGTTGTGGCCTGAGATTAACGACATGCCGGACGAGGTGGCGGCTGCGGCCGATGAAGCAGCCGCACGTCGCAAGGACAAGGCTCGCAAGCCCCGCGAAAGTAGGAAGATCAAGCGGGGGGGGGGGTCGTGGTTAGAAGTTTCGCCGATGTAGCTCAGCCTGGTAGAGCAGCGATTTTGTAAATCGAGGGTCGGGGGGTCCCCCGGCACCAATTTCAGATGGAAGCGCAGATGGCTCCTGCCATATCGGAAGGTGCTCGATGAGCAAGCCGCTTGTGATTATGGTCGGTGCTGACAAGGGCGGCGTCGGCAAGACGACCGTCGCGCGCGCCCTGGACGATTACCTGCGACAGCGCAAGGCGGTCCGCAAGGTGTTTGATGGCGAGTACCCCGGCGGGGATCTTCGTCAGTTCTGCAGCATCGCGGAAGTTGTCGATCTACCATCGCTTGACGACCAGATGAAGATGTTTGATCGCTTAGAGGGCGTGACGCTGATCGACGTCAAGGCCGGGATGTTCACTGAGGTGCTTAGCTCGCTTCACCGCACTGGCCTGCTTGATGACGTTCGCGGCGGCAATTTCAATTTGGCACTGCTTCACGTCCTAGGCCCGAGCACTGCCAGCCTATCCGAGATCGCGGCTATCACCGAAAGGCTGGGCACGGGCGCGCGGCATCTCTTAGTGAAGAACTTCGTCAATGAGTCGGGCTTTGAGGAATGGGAAGCGGACCCGCGCTTCAAGGCTGCGCTGACCGGCTCGCCATCCCTGACAATCCCACACCTGCAGGCGCGCGCATGTACTGAGATACAGCGGCTCGGCATGTCGTTCAGCGCGTACTGTGTCGACGCCTCGCAATCGCGAATACTGATCGGGTATGTGAGGGCGTGGCTGCGCGAGACTTATGCAGCCTTCACCGAAGCCGGTCTATATCAGCTTGTCGACGATGCGCGGGCTTAAGCGATATCGTTTCGGCAGGTGGTCACTGAACACACGTTATGCGACTGCAAGAGAGAACGATGCATTCGTGTTGCGGGTGTCTTGGTCTGACGCTGAGGCGATGAGGCGTCGGGGCGGTTTTGAACGATTGCGAAAGCAGCGCAAGCGCTAGCGGCAGTTGAACCCCGAGGCAACCAATGAAGGTTCGGTTCGCGATTGCCGTTGTGTGTGCCGTTGTGGCTGCGGTCGCCGCCCTTGCATCGGTTTATTATGGCCAGTGGCTCGGCGCGGCAGCATTCGGCTTGGTGTTCGTCGCCTGTATCGTTTGGGCCTTCATCGTTGCATGTAGGATGTTGCCGACGCCGCAACCCTATCGGCGGCGCTGATGCCGAAGTCACAGTCGCAAAGGGAAAGCAATCGCGATCACGACGCCATGCGCCAGAGTGAGAAGCCCTGGCGCAAGTGGTACGGCACTGCGCGTTGGAAGGCTATCAGGGCGCAACAACTCCGCGCACATCCGATGTGCTGGCAATGCGAACAGCGCGGCGTGGTCACGCCGGCAACCGTTTGTAACCATGCCGAGCGCCACAACGGCGACCCGATAAAGTTCTGGGGCGGGCCGTTCAATTCAATGTGCAAAGACTGCCACGACGTGGATCAGCAGCGCATCGAGCACGGCGGCAAGGCAAGGCAGGCGGTTGGTGCGGACGGGTGGCCGATAGCGGGCGGGGGGTAGGGGGTAGGCAAACTAGCCGACCTTGGGGAGCCCACACCGGTTGGGGCAAAAACTTCCATTATTGCAAATTGATGTTTTGGATCATGCAATCTGCAATCAGGGGTCAAGGGCGGGTGAAGTGGCTAAACGAGGGGTAAAGCCGAAGCCCGCGCACCTTCGCCTGGTCGACGGAACGCGCAACGTCACGCGCCATGGCAGCGAAGAAAAACTGCGCGAAGCAGTAGAAAAAGCGCTGACGAGTTTCGGAAAGCTCACGCGTCCGAAGTTTTTGAAGAGGCACGGCCTCGCGGCGTGGGAGAAATATATCGAGCCCGCCGATTGGCTTGATGCATCGCGCGAACCGGCCGCGATCGCGTTTTGCGAACTGTGGCAAGAATTCAGATCGGCACCGATCAACTTTCCCGCGGCGAAGCACGGTCAGTTGCGCGCGTACATGAGCGAGCTGGGTCTAACCGATGAGCGCAATCGCGTGATCGATGCCGAAAAAAATAAAGAAAAGGACGAGCACTTCGACGACTGAGCGCGCGCCGCCAGATCGTGCGACGGCTTATGCAAAAGGTGTTTGCTCCGGCAAGATAGTTGCGGGACCGCATGTCAGGAACGCGTGTAGGCGCCACCTGGACGATCTTAAGCGGAAGGATATCTGGTTCGATAAGGAAGAGGCCGCAAAACAAATCCGCTTCTTTGAAGAAAAGCTGATCCTTAGCGAAGGGCAATTTGAAAATACCCCCTTCATACTCGCGCCGCCCCAAGCCTTCAAAATCGGTTCGCTGTTCGGCTGGAAGAAGTTAGACGGCACGCGGCGTTTCAACCGGGCCTATATCGAGGAAGCGAAGGGAAATGGAAAGTCACCGCTTGCCGGCGGCTTAGGACTGCTCGGGCTGACGGCCGATGGCGAAGCTGGCGCGGAAATCTATTCTGCGGGCGCCACCAAACAGCAAGCTGGAATCCTTTTCCGCGATGCCGTGAAGATGGTCTACAAGTCGCCGGCTCTGAATAGTCGGCTGCGTATAAGTGGCGGTGTGCAGCGTGAGATAAATATCGCGTACCTGAAAAAGTCGTCGTTCTTCCGTCCCGTGTCGCGCGAGACGAAAAGAACAGGCTCCGGACCGCGCCCGCACTTCGCTCTTGTCGACGAACTACACGAGCACCCGGACGCCGGCATTATTGAAATGCTGGAGCGTGGTTTTAAGTTCCGGCGCCAGCCTCTCCTGGTGATGATTACGAACAGCGGAAGTGATCGAAACTCGGCGTGCTGGACCGAACACGAACACGCAATCAAAGTTGCGGCCGGTAACCCCGACGCAAAAGACGAAGATGCGTTTTATCTAGGGCAGATAATCGACGACACGACATTCAGTTATGTTTGCGCGCTGGATGTTGGCGACGATCCGCTTGAAGACCCGACGTGTTGGCCTAAAGCAAACCCGCTGCTCAATGTTACGATCACCGAAAAGTATTTAGCGGGGGTCGTCGCACAAGCGAAGGGCATTCCGGCTAAACTTAATACGATCCTGCGGCTTCACTTCTGTGTTTGGACCGAAGCCGAAACCGCTTGGATAACGCGGGCGGTCCTTGAGCCGTGCCTCGCGGACTTCGACCCGCGCGAGCATCACGGCAAGGTGGCTTGGCTCGGCTGCGATCTTTCGCAGAACAAGGATATCACGGCGCTGGGCTTTATCGTGAAGACCGGCGTAGTCGCTGAGGGGCCTCACGTAGGTAAGCCAACCTTCGACGCATGGGTTGAAGCTTGGACGCCTGGCGATACGGTTGCCGCGCGAGCGCTGCGAGACAAGGCGCCGTATCAGCAATGGATAGATGACCACCATCTTCATGCGCCGAAGGGGCAAAATATCAGCTACCGGCAAGTTGCGCAGGCGATTGCGGAAGCCGACCACGAATTTCTTATCAAGTGTCTCGCCTATGATCGGTACGCCTTCAAGCGTGGCCTTGAGCCTGAGTGTGCCGATCTCGGATTGAAAATCGAGTTTGTCGAACATCCGCAGGGCGGCGTCAAAAAGGGCGCACCTAACGACGCCATGAAAGAGGCGGCGAAGCTGGCGAAGCGCGATGCCGAAGGGTTGTGGATGCCGATGAGCATCCGGCAATTCGAGGAATTGCTGCTGGAAAAGCGAATCCGGATCAGACGAAACCCGGTTGTTATATCCGCGATCATGTCTGCGATGACTGACAATGATCGTTGGGGAAACTATTGGCTCGCAAAAGAGCGATCAACTCAGAAGATCGACTGCGCTATCGCGCTCGCACAGGCGATCGGCGCGGCTCTTTCATACGAGGGTGTGCGCTTGAACATTGGCGCGCTGATAGATGCGGGGCGGATTATGGTATGACGAACGATCCGAACGCTCAGCAAGAGAAAAAATCGCTGTTTGATGCGCGCGATGGTATTGGCCTAGTCGGCCTCGTCCTGATTGCCATCGGTGTGGCGCAGTTTTCATGGCCAGTCGCCGCGGTCGTGTCAGGTGCACTCCTGATCGCGGTCGCAACCGGCCGGCTAATGAAGTAGGCGCAAACCAAATGGGAGTCTTAAACCGCATAGCATTGGACGTGTCGACGCGTTCTGCTGTCACGCCTGGGCGGGGATTGCGCGACCCGTTGTTGAGCGCGTTATTCGGCGACTTCGATCAAACGACCGCAGGAACCAACGTCACGCCGGACAACGCGCGAGAGTGCCCGGAAGTTGACGCGGTTATTGGGCTGAACTCCGACACGATCTCAACCGTTCCCCTCGATCTGTTCGAAAGGAAGTCGGAAGACGAGCGAGTCCGCGCCTCCGGACACCCGCTGCACGTCCTGATGCACGATCAGCCGAACTCTTGGCAGACCTCTTCCGAATTTCGCGTCATGATGGAGGGGTTTCGTGAGACGCACGGTAACGCCTATGCTCGGATCATCCCCGGCAAATCGGGCTTTCCGGTAGCGCTGGAGCCCAGTCATCCGCGCGAATGGTGGCCGTACCGCACGCCAGCGGGCGTTGCATACCGTTGGTCGCCTTCGGATTCGACGCCGCGGACGTTGATGCAGCATGAAGTCCTGCATCTTCGAGACACGCCGTCCCACATTGTCAACCTTGCGATGGGGCAATCGCGAGTCCATCGCCACAGGGAAACGATCGGCCGCGCATTGGCGACCGGAAAATATCTTTCGCTGTTCTTCAAGAACAATGCCACGCCGAAGATTGCACTAAACGTTCCGGGTGAACTCACCGCGAAGCAGGTTGAAGATCTCCGTAATCAATACTTGCAGCTTCATGGCGGCGGGAACCTTGGCAAGCCGGTAATCCAGCATTCCGGAATGAAGGTCGAGAAACTTGGCATCACCAACGATGAGGCCCAGGTCATTCCGATCTACCAGCAGGCCACAGCGCAGATTGCGCGGGTCTGGGGTGTGCCGCTGCATCTGATCGGCGAGGTTTCGGGCTCGACGAGCTGGGGAACGGGCATCGAGCAGCAGTCGATCGGTTTCGTTCAATACTACATGCGCGCGAAGTTCGTCGCATGGGAGCAAGCCCTAAACCTTTCGCTCATGTCGAGTGAGTCGCGGGCGCGGTTTTATTTCGAGTTCAACATCGACGCGCTTCTCCGCGGCGACTTCAAAACCCGCATGGAGGGCTACGCCCTCATGATCCAATGGGGACTGGCGTCGCCGAATGAAATCAGGCGGTTGATGAACCTGCCACCTGTCACCGGTGGAGACGAGCGTATCACGCCGCTTAACATGGTGCCGGCGTCGCGCATCATGGACGTGCTCTTGAAAACTAATAACGGGTCGCCACAGACGCGCGAGCACGACGTGGACATCGCGACCCGGTTTATCGCGCAGATCATCTCGTCGATCAAACAGCAGGAAAGTCCGCGCCTCGCGGCCTGACCGTTCCCCGGAGAAACCAAATGGAAATCGAGCGCCGCGCCTTTGCAGCGGAAGGTCTTCATATTGAGAAGCGAGAGAACGGCGAGCGCCGACTCGTCGGTCATGCCGCCGTGTTCAATTCGTTGTCGGAAGACCTTGGCGGCTTCCGCGAACAAATCATTCCGGGCGCCTTTGCGGACGCCATCACAACGGACGACGTTCGCGCGCTCTTCAACCACGATCCGAACTTCGTGCTCGGTCGGAATCGGTCAAAGACGTTGCGGATGGCGGAAGATGCTCGCGGCCTGGCCATCGAGATCATTCTTCCCGACACGCAAACCGTCAACGATCTTGTCGTGGCGCCGATCGAGCGCGGCGACGTGTCGCAAATGAGTTTCGCATTCGCAGCGAAGCCGGGCGGACAGGATTGGGCGAAGGATGATGAGGGCCGCGTGATCCGCAGCCTGAAAAAGGTCCGGCTGTTCGACGTGTCGCCCGTCACCTATCCCGCATATCAGCAGACCGATATCGCGGTTCGATCATTCGCCGGGTTCTGCTCGGAACGCCTCGCGGCCGGCGACGACACCATCAATGAAATTCGGAAGCTGATGAAGCTTCCGCCGATTCCGGGCGGCGACCGCAAGGCGGCCGTCCCGATGAATTTGCTTCGCGCTCAGGAAATGCTCGCGCGATCGATGTAACCCGCCGCGGAGGCGGTCAACCCGGCCCGGGGTCACGGGTCATCACCCAGGAGACGGATAAATGTCCGACCGTTTGAAGGCTCTCCGCGAAAAGCGCGGTGTTGCAGTGAAGGAAATGCGCGATATCATCGATCTCGCGACTACCGAAAAGCGGGATATGACGCCCGATGAAGTCGACAAGCACGGCAAAGCCTTCAACATCGTTGATGGCCTGCGTGTGCAGATCGAGGCGGAAGAGCGCACCGTCGAAGTCGAGCGCCAAGCAGTCGCGCAGATCGACAAGGATAGCGACGAGCGCCGCGACCGCGAAAAGGGCAAGGAATCCCCGACCGCGAAACTGATGGCCGGATACCGCAACTATCTGCGGACGGGCCGATTTGTCGGCGAGGGCGCTGAAGAGTTCCGCGCGTACCAGGCGGGGTCGGACGCGGAAGGCGGCTTCGTGAAGCCGCCGCAGGAAGTGGTGCAGACGTTCCTCAAGAATGTCGACGATCTGATTTTCATTCGCCAGAAGGCCACGAAGTATCAACTGCCGACTGCGGAAAGTCTCGGCGTCCCGACCCTGGATGTCGATGCGGAAGATTGGGATTGGACGACCGAACTGTCGACCGGCAACGAGGAAGACACGCTGCGCATCGGCAAGCGCGAACTCCGCCCGCACCCGATGGCGAAGCGGGTCAAGCTGTCCAAGACGCTGATCCGCAAGGCTCCGGCGTTCGAACAGCTCATCATCGACCGCTTGAGCTACAAGGTCGGTGTCACCCAGGAGAAGGGATATCTGACCGGTGATGGCAAGCAGAAGCCGCTTGGTGTGTTCGTCGCCTCAAACGACGGCATTCCGACTTCGCGCGACGTGTCGACGAACAACACCACCACCGCAGTAACAATGGACGGAATCATTGAGGCCAAGTTCAGCCTCAAGGCCGCTTACTGGAATATTGCGGATTGGCTGTTCCATCGTGACGCGGTGAAGCAACTCACGAAACTGAAGGATGGCGATGGCCAGTATATGTGGCGCATGTCGGTGCGGGATGGCGAACCGGATACGCTGCTGAGCCGGCCGCTGATGATCAGTGAGTTCGCGCCGAACACGTTCACCACCGGTCAGTACGTCGGCATCATCGGCGACTTCTCGAAATACTGGATCGTGGATTCGTTGGACCTGCAGATGCAGCGTCTGATCGAACTCTACGCCGAAACCAATCAGGACGGCTTTATCGGCCGCTATGAAGGTGACGGTGCACCCACGCTTCCGGAAGCCTTCGCCCGCGTCAAGCTGGCGTAACGATCAACGGCCCGGCCGCGCGCCGGGCCACCATTCCCTCATTTTCAGATTCAGGAACGCGACAATGCAACTCAGCCCTCAAGTGAAAACCACGTTGTGCAAATCCGCTGTTGCGGCCGGTAGCACTGACATCACCGACGCGACCGAACTCGATATGGCGAATTTCGAAGGCGTTCGCTTTATCGTCGGCTTCGGCGCCATCACCGCCGGTGCGGTAACCTCGCTCGGCGTCACCGGCAAGGATACCACCGGCGGCACGCCGGGCACCGACGATCTCGCCGGCTCCAAACAGACGGTTGCGGATACCGACGATGACAGCGTGTTCATCGTCGATATCTTTCAGCCCGCTCAGCGCTACGTCCGGCCTTTCGTGAAGCGCGCCACGCAGAATGCGGTGGTGAATTTCATCATCGCCGAACAGTACGGCCCGCGCAAACTGCCCGCCACCAACGATGCGACGGTGCACGGTCAGGAGCTTTGGGTTTCGCCGGCTGTCGGCACCGCTTAAACGCGCGGCTCGCACCACGGCAAAAGGCACACGTCCCGGTGTGGTCCCGCCGCGATGGCGGGACCGGTCCATTTCACAATCGAATAGGAGAACGACGCCCATGTCGGCTCAATCTGATACCCAGAACGTCAAGGTCGGCATCGAGCAGGGCGCCGAACGGCTCTTCGTCAAATCCGGTGGCGAACTCGACATTGAGACCGGAGGCAAGCTTAAGATCGGCGGCGTCGACATTACGGCATCTGCGGGCGGTGCAGGAGTCGCTGGCGCGGTGGCGGGATACAAACTCGCCCGCAGCGCCGCTCCGGTAGCGCTTGATGGCAGCAATCCAACGTCGGTTGCTCACGGCCTCACCACTTGTTTGTCGGCGCATGTGCAGCTTGTCGGGTCTGCGGCACCTGGGCTCGGAACGTCCACTCTGACTTGCGTCATCAACGGTGCAAATATCGACGTGTACGGCTGGAAGCCGACCGGTGCAGGCGACACGACGCTGATCGCATCGACCGGGACCGAAAATTTCAACTGGCTCGCGATCGGGACTTAGAACGATGAGCTTCGTTCAACGTCAAATAGTCGCCCTCTCCACGGCCGCAGATGGCTCTGCCACGGCTTGGTCAGAGTCCGTGACCGGTGTTGTTTCGCAAATCCGGTATGTGAAGCCAGCAAGCGGCGGCTTCGACGACGGATCAACAATAACCATCACCGCCGAATCCACTGGCGAGACGATCTGGGCAGAGAGCAACGTCAACGCCAGCACCACGCGCGCGCCAAGGCAGGCCACGCATTCGACCGCTGGCGTTGCATCCACCTTCGACGGCACCCGCGCGGCGCTGGACAAGATCGCCGTGGCTCAGGATCGCTTCAAGATCGTGATTGCAGCCGGCGGCAACAACAAAAACGCCACCTTCCACATCGTCTTGGAGTAGCTCCATGAAAGTTCGAATGCTCACGACCAAGGCCGGCCCTGACGGTGGCTGGGATGCCGGCCAAGTCATGGATCACCCCGAAGGCGAAAAGCTTGTCACCGATGGTCTGGCGGTGCCTCACAAGCCCCTCGTCAAAATCGAGCAAGCGACGGGTGGACCGCAGCGCAAACCGGAGTCGGCCGGTTCGCAGTCCCGGAAGAAGTAATATCCCGGTGCGCGGAACCTTAGTCCTAATCACGCCGCCCTCGGTCGGCGCGCTGACGCTCGCGGACTGTAAGGCGGCGCTGGGGATTACTGCGACCACGCAGGACACGATACTTAGCGCCGCGATCGAGGCGGCGTCGGCCGCCATGGACCCGGCCTTCGCTGGATTTTTGGCCCGCGCTCTGCGCCCGCAGACGTGGGAGTTAAGACTTCCGGAGTTTCCAGTCGGCGATTATGGCGGCGAGCCCGGCTATGCCAACATCGTTTTGCCCTACCCGGTGCACACTGCGGTTTCCAGCGTCAAGTATGACGACGGCGACGGCATCGAGCGAACATTGATTGATGGGACGGACTATCGTGTCTTCGGCCTGGGTGGTCACAACAGGGCATACATCGCGCCCGTGATTAACAAGACGTGGCCCTACGCGCGCCCGGACATGGAGTCGGTTCGGATTCGGTATGTCAGTGGTTACGCCAGCGCTGTTGCGGCGGACCCGCAGCATGTTCCGCCGATCGTGGCCGTCGCAGACAAGATGCCGCCGCCGATCAAGCAGGCCATTGCACTGTCGGCGCGAATGCTGCTGTCGAATATCGAGCGGAATCTATTCGTCAGCATGGACCGTGCCGAAGGCGTTGGGGAAATGCGGTACATCGTCTCGGATGTTGCAAGCAAGCTGATCGAGCAGGCGACGGTTAACCTGCTCGCGAATTTTCGGGTTTACGGATGACCGCAGACGAAGCCCGTGCGTCCCACAAGGCGCTGATCGATAAGAGCGGGCAACTCGTCGCAATCGGCCGCTACGTCGGGACGAGCCGCGACCGCACCGATACCGTGACGCGCGCGTATGTCCGGTACTATGCCTCAAACGAATTGATCGGGACCATCGTTCAAGGCGACCAGGTCGCTATTACATTGGTTGATGGGCTATCTGGAATCCTCCCGGTCACGGTGAGGGACAAGCTGATCGTCGACTTCGAAGTGATCGATGGCGTAGCAACGATGATCGGCAGTGAGACCAAGGGCGGAAGGGAGTTCGCCATTAAAAATCCGATGAAGCGCGTCCTCGGCGGCACGCTCATTGCTCTTGAAATCCACTCTGCGGGCTGATGCGTCAATGCAGTTTCAATCGCCAGCTTCGCAATTTGATGCAGCGGTCGCAGACGTTCTGAACCTGACGCGCCAGCAGATTATCGACGAGGCGAAGCGCCTCAATGCGGAGGTGCTGAATTCAGATCCTCGCCCGATGGGCTTCGTCCGTCACGTTGACGGGGTGATTGCGCCGGAAGAGGCGCTGAGGCCGGGCGGCGTTATCGTTTACGACTACAACCGTTTGGACATTATCGCGAAGCGGGCTCTGGAAATTCTGCGGTCTATATCGCCATTCGGTAAGGGGCGCGACCCGCACCCCGGACTTTATCGGGATAGCCATAGGTTGTTCATCGACGGTCACGCGGCGGAGAATCTGAGCGGCTGGCACGAAGGGCAGGAAGTCTCAATCACGAATACGGTGGTTTATTCGCAGGTGATCGAAGTCGGCGGGCGCGGCGGAAAGAAGTTCAGGATCGACGGCGGCGGCCGGGTCTATCAGCGCGCGCAGCAAATCCTGGGGCGCGATCCTGACATTCGCAACGCCGCCGATATCGAATTTACATTCCGCGCCGTGTTCGGCTCGGGGCAGGTTAACCAGCTCACGCAAGGCAAGACGGCGTCCAAGCGCGGTTCGAAGGGTCGCTTCGTCTACCAGGGCGGGTCGCGCGCTCACAACAAGGCCGAAGTTCGCTGGCCAACGATCGTTATCAGCCCGGCCGGCTCGTTTATGTCGCGTGCGGGCTTGAATTAAGGAAAATCAGAATGACCGATGGCACCGAAAAACCGGCAAGCGCAACTCTCCTCCAGTTACCAGGACAGAAGAATGAAGTTGCCGCAGCCGGTGAAAACATACGGCGCCACCTTGAGGACCTGATCAACAATCAGAGAACGCTCGCCAAGATTCGCCGCGCGGCGTTTCTCGCCTATGTCGACGAGGGCTTCACGGAAGCGCAGGCTCTTGATCTGTGCTGCAAGTGATCCGTCATGGCCGCTAACTATGCCGACGCGTGCGATGCGATCCGCCAACGCTTTACGAACAACTGGAAGGTTGACGACGTTCCGATAACGCCAGTTGATTATGTCAACGACTCCTCAGCAGAGCCGCATGTCGATCCGACATCGAACAAGCCGGTTCCTTGGGTGTTTTTCGAGATCGTCCACAACGGCTCCTACATCGTCGGGAGCGGGACGCCTGGTCAACAAACTACCGTTTATGACGGATTCATTAAGGGACACGTCTTCACGCCGATCAACACCGGGACCACTGACGGCCTGAGGAAGGCCGTCGCGATCGGGGAGATGTTCCGCAACAAGGTTTTCTACAACGATGTGACTGATGGCTGCTACGTGCGCTCCGGTTACGCCAAAGACGGCCAGCCTCGTATCGACAATGGCGACGTTACATCGGACGACGGGCAGCAGTTCACGACCACGGCGACGATACCCTTCCAGTACTGGCATCTAGGATAAAATCATATGCCTTATGCCCACGTCGAACGAACGCCTGAGGCCCGCTATCTTCTGATCGTAAACCTTGACCGGCCGGACGAAAAATTCACGAGCGTTATTGAGATAGATTCAGACGCTGGTTGGCTGCGGCGCATCACACTGGATGCCGCCGGCAAGCCGGTCATAAATCCCGACAACAAAAACGAGATGGTAGTGGAGCGCGTTGAAGGTCGGTTTCGCATCGACATCAAGCGGCCCGGTGAAACCGAATACCACGAGTGGAAACCCGCCGGGACCTTCCGCGCAGTAGTCATCCTCTAAACCCGTATTTGAATTCGGCGTGACGCCCGCGCCGCGAGAGAACATGCGCCGTTGGGCAGGGCGCTTATCTTGCAGGCAACAAAGGAACCCGCCTCATGACCGTCTATCAATCACAGTCCAACGCGCTGATGGCGTACAAGGTGCAGTCCGGCCAGGGCGTGCAATCGAGCGGAGGCGGCGCCACGATCCTCAGGCTCGCAGATGGCAGCGCGGGCCTCAAAATGACCAAGGCCATCACCGAAAGCACCGAAGTGCGCAACGACGGCATGCGGTCGCGCGGTCGGCACGGCACGCAGAAAACATCCGGCGCGTGGAACCACCAAGCCTCGATCGGATCGTGCGAGCCCATCATTGAGGCGATTATGCGGGATACGTGGTCCGCCGCCGATCTCGCCATTACGCAGGCGACAACGCTGGGCGGGTCGGCTGCGGCGACGTCGGTCACGACTGGAGCGAACACGATCGTCGCGGCGGCCGGCTCATGGATAACGCAGGGGCTTCGCGTCAACGACGTGATCGTCCCCGCGGGCCTTCCCGATGCCGCCAACAACAGCAAGGACATCCGCATCGTCGGCTTGACCGCACTCATTATCACGACGGCTGAAACACTGGTTGTGAACGCCACGCCGGATACGTCGTTCACGATCACGCGCAAGGGGCGAAGTCTGATCCAGTATTCCGCTGGTGCGCTGGTCCCGCGCTGGTTCACCTCTGAAGATTACGAAGGGGACATCGACGGAACCGAAGTCGCGACGGACTTCGTGTGGACCAATGCCAAGGTTTCCATGACGCCGAACGGGATACTGATGCTCGATCCCGGTGGTATCGGAACGGGGCAATTCCAGGCGCTGACTGGCGCGAGCGCTCCGCTGTTTACCTCGCCAACCCGCAACACTGCGATTCCCTTGGCGGTGGTTGACGCGACAATCCGGCTGAACGGTGTCGATCTCGTCGAGCTCAGCGCGTTCGATCTCACCATGGATATCGGCGGCAACGCGCCGGATACGTTCGGCTCCGCAGCGCAAAAATATTCGGCTGCGGTTTTCACCGGGCAGATGGGCATCAACATCAGCATGTCGGCGCTGCGCAAGGATCTGGCGCGGGTGGCTAACTTCGTTGCTGAAGATGTGCTCACGCTGCACGTCCTGGCAACCGAGAACACGTCAGAGCCGAGGAACTTCCTCGCCTTCTCGCTGACAAATTTCACCTTCGGCAGCGTCGACAAATCTGCGCTCAACCGGGCCGCGGGTCCGCGCACTGAGACAATTCAGATTCCGGTCGGCCTCGTCGGCAAAGATGAAAGCGGCGGCGCATTCGATGCCACGATGATCAAGTGGCAGAGCACCGCGGCATAAGCCGAAGATTTCCATAACACCACAACCACGAAAGGATTAGCGACGTGACCAACAACGAACAGGCCGTGCGCGATGCGGCATTGGCACTCAGCAAAGCAATCACGGAAGCGACCACCGCGGGCTATCGCATCGCGTGGCCCAGCAATGTTGCCGGCCTCGATACCATCGCGATCAGTGAGACAGGCGCGGTGAAGCAACAACAACCGGAGTCGGCGGCAAAGCCTGCCGCCAAGCCATTCGACGATACCAAAGTCTTCTGACGATCCCATCCCGCGCCGTATACGCGGGACGAAGTAGCGCGCTGCACGGCAGGCGGCGTATCGGCGCCGCCTGCCACAACCTTCCGATAAGGGAACAAACCAATGGACGCCGATATCAACACCAACTCGACTGCTGTTACCAACTTGGCAGACGCCCTGCCGATGGATACCGCCGATCTGTACATTGTGAGGCCCGGAACCAGCAAGCGCACCGGCTGGGTGATCACGATGGCGGGGCCGGGTCATCCCCAGACGATCGAACTCAACAACGAGACCTCACGCAAGCAACTCGATGAAACTCGGACGATCAAGCAGCAACAGGCGAACGGCCGCAAGGTCAAGATCGACGAGGAGCAGCCGGAAGATAACCGTCGCGAGTTCGTTGAATCCCTCGTGGCGCGCATCGTGACCTGGACGCCGGTTGATTTCGGTGATGGCCCGGTGGAATTCTCGCCGAAGGCCGCGGTCAACCTGTTGCTCGATCCGAAAAAGGGCGCCTACGTTGGCCAGATCGTCGATTACCTGATCGCGGAAAAGTCTTTTATGAAGGGCTCTGCGACCGACTGAACGAAGCCGCAGAGTCCCAATTCAGACTGAACGTATCCGACAAGCACGGCTTCACCGTCCGCGAAGAGCTTGAAGGCAAGTTAGAGCGGAGGCTGAGGCCGGAGCGGCGCGAGGAGATTGAGATAGAGCTGGCGGGCCGACCGTTCCCGCCAGAACTTATTTACCTCTATAACATCTTCAACAGTATCAGACGGCGCAAGGGTTCGAGCGGATTCGGGCCGAACCCTATCGATGGTCAGGACATCGAGTCATATGAGCGAAGGCATCAGCGCCGCCTCGCGCCTTGGGAGCAGGAAGTCATCGAAGGCGTCGATGACGTCTACATGAAAGTGCAGAGCGAGGGGGCGGCGATGAACAGCACGAGGCCAGCCTGACCTTCAAAATCTCATTTTGTGAGGCCTCTAGTTAATACCTTCGTTGGCCCTAAATCAAATTCACAATCAAAGCTTACGGTGGTTTCAATCCCGGCGGCGCTGATATCTAACTCCACCCGCCGCGCCTTTGGACGCGAAAGTGGCGTGACGCGACTCGCTATGATTTTCATCCCCGCAATTACAGGAAGCTGCGGCGCGGCATTAAACACACACAGCTTATCCTGAAGATCAAGATCAGCGCGCGCCGTCCCCATACTCAGCAAAAAAAGAATGGCGGGACTTAACCCGCGGAAAAATACGTTCGTCATCGTCTCATTACCTTTGCCCCGCCAAGTAATTTTTGGCGAGGCAAGTGTGAACCAACAGCATCATCCCTTGCAATAGCGAAACGACGGAAAAAATTAGAATGCCCGCTCCCGTCGTCACTCAACTAATCGTCGATTCGAGCGGCGCCAAGCTTGGCGTTGCCGAGTTCGAAGCGTTGATGGCGCGGGCGAAGGCTGCGGCTGTTGATGGCGGTAACGCGACCGCGCAATCATTTGAGGCTGCGCAAAGGCGTTGGGTTCAATCGCTTGGCGCAACCGATCCGGTCATCCGCGCCCAAATCAAAATGAAGGATGACCTCGCCAAACAAGAGGCGGTCAATTCGAAGGCCGTTCAACTCGGGATCGCGACAACTGATGCTGCGAAAGCGCAGATGGACGCCGTCCGGTCAAAGCATGAGGGGCTGATCCAGACGATCCGTGAGCAGACAGGCCAGCTCACGACGAATGAAAAAGCGTGGCAGGGATTGAAGAACGCCACGTCTGGTGTCTCGGGCCAACTCATTGCGTTGAGCGCGGGCGCAGGTCCCGCGGGAGTGTTTCTATCTGCGTTGGGACCTTGGGGTGTCGCTGCGGCTGTCGGTCTAGGTGGGGCCGGCGCTGCGTTAAGTTTCGTGTCAGACAAAACGCACGAGCTCGCTCAAAAAGGCAAAGAGATTAAGGAGCTTTCGGAAGCTATTGGCTTCACGACCATGGAATTCCAGGCGACCCGATCTGAAATGGGGAAATTCGGAATCGACTCCGAAACGATGGCGTCAGGGATTGCGAAATTTACCGCCGGCTTTGCCGAACTTCGAGACGGGCAGGGCGCGCTGCTTATCAATATCCGTCGTATCGATCCCGCGCTTGCCGATCAAATGCAGCGCACAACGGATGCAGCAACTGCGTTCACGTTGTTCGGAAAAGCCGTCGCCGAAACGGATAATATTTTCCAGCGCAACCAGCTTCTCAAGGCCGGTATGGGCAGGGGTTCGGCGATCTTTGGCGCGTTTTTCGAGAGTAAGCCCGATATTGCGGGACTGACGGCTTCCTTTGTCGCGGCGGGAAAGGGGATCGACGACAATCTGATCAAAAAGCTTGCGCAGCTGGAAATCGATATCAACAAAACACGCTCTGCTGCGAACACCGTGTTCGCTTCGATGTTTGGCACGTCGACGCTGGAAGGCGAACTGCAATTCGCCCAAGGCATGTTGAAGATCGCAACCTACGCCAAGGAGTTCAAGTTATCTGACGATTTGCGCCGGCTGTTTGACGTTCTAACCCATCCGGCATTCCTGGCGGCGCTCGGGCTTCTCGCGGCGGTTCCGCTGCTGGCGGGCGGGCTGACGGTCGGCACCGGAGCGCTGGCGGTTGGTGGCGCCGGGTTGATCGCTGGCGCTGCTGTCGGCGGCGTTACGCGGATGGGCGCGAACGATAATGGCCCGACTAGGATCAATGTGCCGGCATCGCCGTCCAACTTTGTCTCTCCCGCGAATTCCTATTCGACATTTCAGAAGGTTGATGACGTTGCCACCGCGAACCAAAAAACAATACAGGCGGACGCCAATGCGTGGAAAGAATATATTGCGGTTATTGGTTCCGCCGCTACGCCGCAGGAGCGCTTAAGCGCCGCAATATCCGAGTTAACCGTTAAGGCAATTGCGGCGGGCCGCGGCGGCGACCAGCTCGCCAAAGGCATTAAGGCGCTAAAGTTTGACGACGAAATTTCGCAACAAAGTGCACATAATGCTGCCCTTGGCGCATCCGTACCGATCACCGATCTTGTAATTGCGAAAGGTCAACAGCTTCAAAAGCTGCAGCAAGAGGGAGCGAACCTCACGCCGCAGCAAATCGCGTTTCAAAAGCAACTGACGGCCGCGCAGGCGCTCGGCACTTACCAGATTAAGTCGCAGATCGACGCCGAAGATGTAAGGCAGCACACGATCGGCATGTCAGTTGGCGCCGCAGCTGCATATACGGCAGAGCAGACCCGCCTCAACAAGGCCGTCCAGGACAGGCAGGTTCTGACGCCGAAGGAGTTGAAAGACCTTCACGACACGTCTACCGCGCTCGGGGTCAAAGCGCAGGCCTCCGCGCAGGCCTCAGCACAAAGCAAGGCGGACTTCGACGTCCAGACGATGTTCCTTTCCGATACTGAAAAGAGCATCGCGCAGGTTCAATTCCAGCTTCGCGGGGATGCGTGGCGGTCGTTCATGAACGATGGCCTGTCCGCTTCGCTGCGGCTGGCGAGTTCGCTAAAGGATCTTCAGGGCTACACCACTGGATTTACAACCGACCTTGCGCGTGGACTGGAGCAAGGCAAATCATTGCTCGATTCGGTTTCCGCCGCAGCGGTCAATCTTGGTGCGAAACTTATTGATGCTGGACTGACGAGCGCGATCAATATCGGGCTGAATGCGATCACTGGCGCCAGCGGGAGTGGGAGCGCTCTCGGCGGCGCGGCCGGTGGTGTTGCGCTCACCGCTGGTGCCACGGCGGCCGGCGCAACGCTGATCGCCGCAGCAACGACCGCTGCTGGTATTCTCGCCGGGGCCGGGCTTGGTGCTGGAACGGGCGTCAGCCTCGGGGCGGCGGACGCTTCGTTACTACTCGACTTTAGCGCGGCCGATGCCGCAACGACGTTAGGGATCGGTGGCGCAACGGCGGGGACTGCGCTCGACCTTTCGGCCGCCGCCGCCGGGACTTCGCTTGCTGCTGGCGGCGTCGCCGCGGGGCTTGGGATATGGGGACCGATCGCTGCTATTGCCGCAATCCTCATTGGCATCGGCCTGATGTCGGCCGGCGGCGAGGATAAGGTCAAAAAGGCGAAACAGACGTGGGTTGACGCCGGTCCCGCGTTCCAGAAGTTCCTGACTGAAATGTCAGGCGGCGTGCAGGGCGATCTAGTTCAGAGAATTCAAGATGCGTCGTCACGCGAAGCGGCCTTCGAGAAGCAGGCTTGGGATGCCCGCGACACGGCCGCAGTCAACGCCGCCCGCGCTGGCCTGCAGACCTTCTCTGACACGCAAAAGCGTCTATTCCAGGCGACGTTCCAAGCGACGGTAGACGCGCTGAATGATGGGCTTGGACTCGACAGTCCTTTCATGAAGGCGGTCAATAACGTTAAGACGGCGCTGAACAATCAACTCGCATTCATCGACGATACGAATGTAGCGATCGGAAATAATATCCCAGGCACGATGGCGAGGGCCAAGGCAGCGTCGCAAACTTATCTGCTGTCGTTGTTGCAGCAGCCGCAGGCGCTATCGGCGGTCCAAACCGGAATGCTGCAAATCCACGGCACCGCCAACGCGCTACAGGGCGCGCTGGTGCAGCTTGGTCTATCGTCGACAGATGCAGCTACCGCCATCAATGCGGGCGTGAGCAAGGCTATTGCAGACCTCAAGAAGCAATTCGAAGGCGGACTAACTGAGCGCCTAAATGTTGCGAACGGCCAATCATTCTTGAACGATGCGACGAAGCTGATCCAGCAGCATCAGCAGGATATTCTGGATGCGGCTTCGCTCGGGACTGATCCGTCACTTGTTGCCGCGACGTTCAAGGCGGAAGCGCAACAGATCGTAGATTCCGCCAGCTTGGTTGGCGACGCGTTCGCATCATTCAAAACGCAATTCCCCGAACTCGCGAGCGTCGTGCATGAATTCACGGCAAGCGCCGTCACCGACTCCAAGGCACTGCGGGATGCGCAGAACTCGGCCGCCAAAAACCTTACCGACTTCCTCGCAAACCTGCAGTCCGGGCAGGGCTCGACGCAATCCCCGCTCAACACACTCGCCAGCGCACAGACGCTCTACCAGGCCAATCTCCCGCTTGCGCAGTCCGGCAACGTCGACGCGCAGAATAAGTTCGTGTCGCTCGCCGACAATCTGGAAAAAGCCGCGCGCGTCGTCTATGCCTCAGGGCAGGGCTACCAGGATATCAAAAACCAGATCATCAACCAGGGCCTCAACCTTCCTGCAATGCAGGCGACGACAGATCCTGTGACGCAAGCGGTGCGCGATGCGATTACGGCAATCCAGATCGGCAATGCTGCGATCACCGCAGGGAATTTCAGCAACGAAAATCTGAACGGCGCGATCATTGGCGGCATCGGTACCACCATCAACTCATTGAACAACGGCATCCTGCCTGCGGTGAATGCTGGTAATGCTGCGGCGGTGGCGACTTCTCTCGCAACCTACTTCAACCAAATCGATCCGAGCGGAAAGCTTCTTGACATCGCCGCCCGCACGCTGACGGCGGCGAATAATTCCAATTCACTACCGGGGGTCGCGACCAACACGGCAAACACCAAAGCGGCGGTCGATAGCAACAACGCCAAGACTGACACGAGCAATACGACGCTGGATGCAATCAAGGGACTGCAGGCGACGGCTTCTCAAAATCTTGTGCTGATGCAAGCCGCGCTGGCGCCTGGAAACACTGCCGTTTCCATCGCCGCCAGAAACGCCAGCGGCGTCCTCACAGGCGGCCCATCACAAACAGTCAGCAACTTGATGGTCGAGGCGCTCAATAAAATTGTGGTCAACACCTATATGACTGCGCTGAACACGAACCTGATTCCACACCAAGAAGGCGGCGGCATCGGCGTGCTCGCGACGGGCGGCTTGGTTACCGGACCCGGTACGGGCACTAGCGATTCCATTCACAAGATGCTGTCTAACCGAGAGTTCGTCATTCAGAACGCCGCTGTTGAGAAATTCGGCGTTGGCTTCTTCGAGCAGTTGAATGCGGGCATCATGCCGCGCGCCATTGGCAATGATAATCTTCGGCCCATCAATGTTGCCCCCGTCATTCGAGGCGGCGGCGGTAATGCCGATCTGATCGCGGCGATAGCGCGCCTCGAAGCGCGCCTCGATCGGATCGAAGGCAACACGGGCAGGACCGTGAACGCCGTTGTTGGCGGCTCGAACCTGGTTGCAAAGACGGTCGACAAGTCCGGCAAGGATACCGTTGAGGCGACGAAGAGCAGCGGTGTGGCTCTGCGAGCTGAGATGAGGATGCGGCGCCGCAATCAGCGGGACGCTGCGTGATGTTCAAAATCGCTCCATCCGTGCTCGCATCGTTGCGAGCCGGCAACTCCTCGGCTCTTACCTCTGACGACGCAAAAGAAGTCGCGCGCTACATCGATACGCTCGCGGAATTAGAGGGTGTGCCTGAATTACTTCAGGCGACGTTCGACGAAGTC